TCGCAAGCACGTTGATAGCATTGCTCTAGCGACATCTGAATGCCACGTTTTGTCGCATAGTCCATGATGTCAGCCATGTCAGCCCTGACAACATCGCCATAGGGTTGGCTGTTGATGAAGTTTTCCACCGCATTGACTGCCACTTGGTTCTGGGCTTGCATCTCTTGCATCTGCTGCATTTCCATCTGCTGGTAACGCTGCTGAATGGGTGCAATTGCTTGATTTACACGCTGATTGATGCGTTCTTCCATCGGGTCTACTTGAGGACCCTGCCCCACCAACGCCTGGTCGAGCATCCCCACATCAATGCCGTATTGCTTGACGAGTGCGGCCACTAGCTGTGCCTTTTGCTGTGGGGGCGCAGTTCTTAACGCCCCTGCCGTCTGAAGCAAGCTTGCAATCACGGTGACAGGTGTGCCGCCCTCAGACTGAATCATCGCCATGTATGGGCTGATCGTCTGGCTCACCGCGTCAGCGAACTTACGTGCTTCGGCAGTCTCTGTCAGCTTGTGGTTAATTTCACGCTCACGCTGTGTGACTCGAGCCTTAATTTCGTCGGGGAGCATTGACCACTTTTCACGCTCGGCGGGTGTCCAACCTTGCGGCGCACGGTCAATCGGTCTGGCTTGCTCTGGTGCTGGCAATGAACTCTCAGCCTGTACAGGCGGCTGATTGCTTTTTGGTCCTGGTGTGATGCCAGCATCTTCTTTTGGTGCAAACTTGCCATCGGCATCGCGGGGGCGTTCAGCCAACGCATTCAAATCTACCGATGGTGTGTCAGAGGTGGAGGTCGCAGACTCTTCAGATGAGGGAATCTGAGCGCCTTCGGATGAAGGAGCAACCGTGGGCGCTGTTTGTTGGGTCGCGACCTCCGTGGAGGGGTCTAAGTCCGTATCTTTGACGGCTTCTTCTAGTGCTGTGCGTAAATCGCTCATGTGTAGTGCTCCCGGGTGAGGTTACTTATAGGTTTTGGTAAACAACTCTTGAAATTTCGTCTCGACGCGCTTTTTTGTCGTCACTTCCATCAAGGAAATGCTTTGCCCGCTGGCTCTGAGCGGCTGCCCATGTCTCTTTGAAATCATCAGCCATCGCCAAATTGTTGTCTCTCATGTACTTGGCACGTTTTGTCCTGCTTGAGATGTCTGTGCCATCGGTTGCCCGCAAAGTGCTGAGAGTCTCATCAGCCGCCAACATCGGGGCTTCGATGACACGCTCAGTCTTGACTAGGCAAGTCGGGCAGTCGAATTCACGATCATCGGTGTATGCCTTGATGCTGCATACCCGATGAAAGTGTTCGTTGCACTTATTGCACTTGTAGCGGTAGAAAGCCATTTATCACTCCACCGATGCGGGTGCGCCACCAATCCCTGCACCCTTTGTTGCGGGCAAGTTCGGGTTCGGCTGCTGCATCACTTTGTTCTGCGCCTGAATTCTGGCAACCGCCATATCGTGCTGATCTTTAGTGATCTGTTGCATCAACTCTTGCTCAGACTTTTGAGCCGCAGCACCCATCTTCATTTGCGCCATGGCCTGCTCGTTCTGCATTTTCTGCTGTGCTTTCTGGCCTTCAAGCTGCATCTGCATCTGGCCTTTTTGAGCCTCCATCTGCATATCAGCTTGCGGGTTCGTTTGAGCCAGCATCATGGTTTCAACCTTGAGTTTCTCGGCCTTCGCCAAGTTCTCCATGGTTTCAGACTCCATCTTCTTTAACTCCGCCATCTGACCGGGGTTAGGCTGCTCTGGCTCAGGCGGCTTACTCGCTGCTGCAATCGCGTGATCCAAAATACTCTCGACGTTGCTGGCACCTTTGACACCAGCCAACATGGCTTGGAGCAACTGCAAGACAAAGGGAGCCGCACCAGGAGAACTCTGTGCAAGCGGTGTCAATTGCGCCACAAAATTGCCAATGCCGTTTAGCAAGTCGGCAGCGTCTTGTTTCTTCTGCGCCCAATCGACCGCAGCCATGGTGTCAGCATCTACGTTCACGCGATACTGATTCATGCCCATGGTCGCGATCACTTGCAACGCTGCGGGGATATGCTCACGGTCAGCGGTTTGCTCCATGTTGCTCATCTTGACCAGAGTCTCAGGCTGAAAGTGTGTCGCCATGATCTCAGCCTTGAGTCTCAAGGCATGACGCACCCATCGTGCCAATTCGAATTGGTAATACTGCAAGCGTGTTGAGCCAAACTGGGCCTTGATGCTCTGCGCGGTCGCTGTCTCTGATGCTTTGGACGAGCCACGCATGATGTCGGAGATGCCCAATACTTCGTAAATCTGTTGGGTCTTGTCGCCACGCTGCATACGCAAGTACTCAATGGTCTTGGCGATCATCTCAATCGGCACAAACTCCATCTGACCCTTGATACCGCCGCGTTCAGCAAACATCGCCCAATTATCCACAGGCAAGAGCCTGTTCTCCACGCCTTCAGTAAACAAACGCTGAACACCTTCAGCCGACTTGTCGTAAACGCCTGTGACCTTACACGCCTCAGTCAAATACTTGATGCGTGTGTTGATGGTGTCCAACTCATCGAACTGATCTTGCGCAAACACAAACAACGACCGCGGCATCAGATTCGATGTCGTCGTGTTCATCATTGCGGGCTTGGGGCATGGGAAGAAATCATCTAACGTCAGCGGGTCGTCTTTCACATCCAGAATGACATCGACACCCTTGCTATACCAGTACACCTTCAAATCGTCTTTAGACCAAATCTCAAAGACCTCTGCGCGGTCCCATGGCTCGTTCTGAGGTGTGCCATCGCCACTGCCCTTCTTCGGTTTCTTTGCGTAATTCAACTGCGCCGCAATCACCTTGCCGAATCGCTTTTCAGCTTTGTCTTTAGTCAAGTACGTGCGTCTCGCCACCCAGCGCACTTCGTCCCACGTTCTAGCGGGTGACCAAAAGAAGTCAGCCCAATAGATATAGTCAGTTGCGACCATCTCACTTGTGATCTGCTCAAACTCAGCCTCTGGCTGCATCTCAACACCGCTTGGGTGCATGATGGCCGGCACCTTGACTACTTCAGTCTCAACCTCATAGCGCAGCCAAATTTGACCCAGCCCCACGATTAACCAATCGCTGATGCCGTGGCGCAATGACGCATCGAAGTCGCTACCGTCTTCGCTCAAGCCGCTATTCAAAATGCGCTCAAGCATGGTGGCCGCCACCCTCGCCCCATCGTCAGTCGCATCGTAATTGCTGCGCGACACATCGGCTTTCGGTGGTCGGGCATACAAAGACGCTTTCATCGTCTCAATGGTTGACCAAAACAGGTTTACCCGGCTCTGACCTTCTTCAAAGCCATCGCGTTGGTCAAGATACCGCTTGGTAATCTTCTTACTGTCCTCGTGCCACTTCAGCACCTCTTTGCCGGACGCTTCGATCTCTTTATTCCATCGAATTGCAAGCCCCGCTGGCGTGTTATCGCCGGGCAGCGTCATGCCGTCATTAAATTGACTCATCATCCTATCCTTGTGTTTTGTTTTGGCGCTGTGGACCAAATATCTTCGAGGCAAAACTGATATTGCTTCTGTTCTGGCGCTGGTTCGTCAGCAATAATTGGGGAAAACTGACGCGTTTTTTGTGTCTTGAGTTTTCTTGCCACAATGGACAAATATCTGAACGCATCACTCGCATGGGAGTGGGCATCGTGTTTGGGATTCGGTCTAAAAACGCCCAGGCGCTCATCCCATTCTCTGGAATACGCTCTGAGGTGCTCAAGACCGGAATATGTTGCTGTTTCTTGAAACCAGCACTTCGGAATAACCTGTCGTGCAGCCTCAATTCCGTCAAGCAGCCCCATATCAGGCACCAATTCTGGCCGGATTCCTTGCTGCAAGAACGTCTCAATCATCGAACGCCCAGTTTGCAGGGACTTTGCCTTCGCATCGTGTGGCAACCACACACGATCCACCTTGTACGGCAGGGATTTAATCCACTCAACGTAATGACTGATCGCCTGGCCGTTGGTTTCGTAGAAATCGATGATCCGGTAGCCCTCGGCTGTCGTCTGCCAGACCCACCAGGAGCAGGAATCGGTGTATCCCAAGTCGCCCACGACCTCCACATGGATGTCGGCATCAATCGGGAAGTCTTGAACCTGTCCGGCATCGTAGAGTTTGCCGATATCACGCGCCCAATATGCGCCTGGTATGGCAGCATCAAAGCTGCATTCAAATTCCCGCAAGTAGGCATCGTCACTCATCTGCGCCTGGGCATCACGCAATTCGTCTTTATCCAGAATATTGGACTCAGACGCTTTGATCTCCATAAGGATATGGGTATCGGGGTTTAGCCTGGCTTCTTCTCGCATATTCCAGAAGAAATTTTTGCCCTTCGGAGTCCCGCAAAATATGGCCCAACCGCGGCGATCAGCCAAAGCAGGCCTCAAGACGGAATACCAGACCGATGGACGCATATCGCCCACCTCATCTAACACCACGCCGTCAAAATACAGTCCTCGCATGGAGTCTGGGTTATCAGCACCGCCCACAAATATCTTGGCCGTGCCGCCCCTGCTTCGCAAGCTAATGGTAAGTTCACTCTCATTAGGCTTGCCGACCCAATAGCCTCGAGTAAGTTCTTTCAGATAAGACCACGCCACCTTCTTTGCCTGGTCTCTAAACGGCGCAAGGTACGCAAACTGAGGGTTTTCCAACTCAGTCTCCAGCGCACCCAACACCAAGTCCACACAAGCCGATACCGTCTTTCCCGCCCGGCGATGACAAACCAACACTACCCACCTCTTTGTGCGGTTGTGCAAGTCAACACCAAAATATCTCGGCTTATAGTCCTCTAGCTTCATCTATCAACAATCGCCTTGCGATAGTTTTTCTCAATGCGCAGAATATAACCCATAGGTAATCCCTACTGCAAACGGTGTCGATAAATATTTTCTATTAAGTCCACTATGTGGATAGTCTAAAGCTTACCTGTGGGCAATATTCTGATATATTCTGGGTAATACGGAGCCATCGCCCAGCTCTTGAGAATGTAGCCGACGACAGACTCAGATAAACGTGGTTAATGGGGCAAGAGGTCGTAAAACAGCCTGAGAAAAACCCAGCCTAGCAATAGGTATCCTAGATAAACGAGAGTCGGCAACCTGAAAAGGTTTTGTTGTAGCCAATCAAATTTTCTTTCTGATCTGGCTATAACGGGCTAGGTTATGGTTTTTTGATAAGCGGATATCCAATGACAGCGAAAACCCGTGAAGTGAGAATCATCTGGCGAACACCAGAGCAAACTCAAGCCATCGAAGATAAAAGACGCGCTCTCAACAAAAAGCGAAGACTCGCCAAAATGCGCAAAACTCTTCGGGCAAAGAAAATCGCCCTCGAAACTGCCACAGCGGTTTAGCAAGTAATCCCCCGCCAATACGCCATTCCCCGCCGGGGAAGAATAACCATTAACGCCTGGTGAATGGATACTCCACCTGTTGGTGAAGAATTGCCTTATGCGGAAATTGCAAAAAATTGGGAGGTGCGTGGGGAGCGAGAACTGGCACCCCCCACCCGATTGGCCTGACCCCAGGGGGTCGCACGATTTCCGAGGGTTTCAAAGGGTTTGTGGCTTGAAATCACCATATATCGTGACATCGAGAGCGATACAGGCTTGGAATGGGGCTTTCATGTGGTGAGTGTATGCCAACCCCCCTCTGCGAATGTGGCAAATCGGATTTATAATCCGTGTTTCTAGGTGGCTAACCCTTTGAATCTATTGGAGTTATATCGATAGGCTCTACATGATCGGACGTTATTTGGACATCGCCCCTCTTGCCAATAGATCGTGCATTCACCCATGGAAGCTCTAATTTAAGGTTTTGCCCCTCTGCATCGGTAAGAGCCAAGCGATCCCCATACACTTTTGGAAGCAATTTCGAAGCAATCCATTTCCGTGAATCGATCATAAGTTTTGCCCTCTGAATTCTGGCAAAATCCATCACAACCTTTCCATCATCTAGCGTGATTCTGTCGTTGATCGCATCATCGGCAATTCTGAGAATATCGTTAACCATCAATTCTGCTTGAATCTTTCTGGCATCGGTATAAACGTCTCTAAACTCTTTGACCGATAGCCATTTATAGAACGTCATAGGATGGATTTTTAGCTCTTTGAGTACCGGAATAAGGCTTTCCCCATTGGCTAGCCTTGTGGTGATCTCATCGGCTTTCTGAGCATTCCAATAAGTCGCCGGAAGTCTTTTCTTCAAATCGTGCTTAATTCTTTCCTCTAATGGTGCTGCTTCGCTTGGAATGATCTTTGGCATATCTAACCCCTTTAAATCTTGTATTTAATTGATTACCCGGAAGTATAGGGAAAAACTACTGGTTTTCCTATTCCGATAGAAAAATATATTGCATCTTTGCCTCTTGATTGCTTACCTATGGGTATTAAATAGGGTAATATACGTTTCATGCACTTTGCATAAAAGAGGAAAGCCGCTCTATCAGGCTTGGGAGTGTTCAAAATGTCATATCACCAATTGCTTTCTATCGGTACTAACGCCAAAACCATCAAGGGCGATAAATACGGCTTTAAAACGGGCGTTTTATACCTTGCCCCTTATGACCTATCAGGGCATCAAACGTGCCCAATGGCGAAGCTTGCGGGATGCATTGCGGGATGCCTTAACACAGCGGGAAGGGGTGCATTCACCAATGTACAAAAGGCACGCATTGCTAAAACTAATCGCTTTATGTCTATGCGGCAAGCCTTCATGAACGATCTAGTCAAATCAATTCGCTTTCTGATTCGCAAGGCTGAAAAGGATCACATGATCCCCTTAGTACGTCTAAACGGCACATCTGACATTCGATGGGAAGATATTTTCTTTGATTACACCTTCGCATTCGGCAAGGTTAGACGGGCGAATATTTTCGAAGTCTTTCCCGATGTTCAATTCTATGATTACACCAAGATTTCAAATCGGAAAGACATTCCCACAAATTATGATTTGACTTTTAGCTATTCTGGCAAGCCTGAATTCTTACCCTTTGTCAAAAAAGCCATGTCGCAAGGTATGCGCATTGCTACCGTCTTTCGCAAGCGGGAAGACATTCCAAGCGAGTTTATGGGCTTACCCGTAATCGATGGCGATGATTCAGATATTAGAC